ATTTGTGCAGATCCGGTACCTGATGTAGTTCCTGCTGAATTAGTTGGCATAATAATATCAAAAGTATTTGTAGTTACATTAGATATTTCAAAAGTATTATCTGTAAAATCCGTAGCGCTATATCCAGAACCTGTTGGTACGGTCACCGTTGAAAAGGTTACATATCTTCCATTTTCTAAATTGTGAGATGCTTTATTTACGGTTACTGTTGCAGAACCTGTTGTGGCATCAAAAGTGGCACCCGTTATACCGGCAGCTAATGGAGTAATGTCATAAAATTGATCGGAGTAATAAAGAAATAAACCTTGTGAAGTACCTATTGCAATATATTTTTCACCAGCTAAAGATTCAAAAGCATGTTGAGCACGTGCTGCTCCAGGTAAAGTTTGATTACTGTTAGTAAGCTGAGACCAGCCACCTATTTTTTCAGGGAGTCCATATCTAAATCTAACAAAATCTCCATCTACCCATTGCGACTCGGCCCCGGAATCCGTGACCATTTTGTTAAATCCAGGTTTGAAGTTAAGTTTTTGTAGCATAGTTTTATCCTGATGCTAAAGTATACTATATTGAAATTTATATCAAGATTTCTTATGGCTTAGTTGGCCATGTAACAGCATTAACTTGGTCAACTGTAGTTAAACCATTAGTTATATCTCTTAAACTTTGTCTATAATTTTCCCAAGCAGTTTTATCAGCTATTGGTGAATCCGATAACATCACCCAATCACAAGATGAAATAAGAGCATTTCTTATTCGTCTTAAGTCTGCCATAGCTCTATCGAATGCACCTGCATTCCAAGCAACTTCTTCAGCAGCTCTTGCAGCTATTTCTTCTGGTGTGAGTTCTACTTGAACTCCATTTACTAATTTATGTGTCATAATTTTCTCCTTATATATTAATTAATTCCAAAAAGCAATATCTCTCCAGCATCTATATTTCCACTTGCAAATTGGAACTTAACAGCATTTATTGCTGATGTTGTATTTCCGTACCCAGCATTATAATTATCTCTCATATAATTTCCAGCATTATAGCCAGATGTTCTAGATATAAAATGTTTGACAAAAGTTGTACTTGATGGATTAAAAATTTGTAAATAGCCACCTAAATTTTCATCTGCACCATTTCCCATATTATCAGCTAATAATTGAAAAGCAGTAGATTGTGCTAAATCTTCACCTGTTCTATATGTTAATCCTGAATTACTATCTGCTTCATCATGGAAAGCAGTAAAAACTGTAGTTGTTTTAGTAACTGCATAAGTAGAACCACCATCTGTACTCATATTAAATTGAAAACTAACACCATCATTAGCTGGGTGTATGTTCACAAAATAAAAAACATATTCTTTATATGTACTATCAATACCAGATGTGAACTCTATACTAGCAGATGCACTAGCAGTAGCTTTTGAGATAAATATTAAATCACCACCAAAGCCAGATGCCATAGCACCATTATCAAATATTGTAGTTCCGTTACTAATTAATCCCATTATTTAACTCCATATAGTTTTATGATTCCGTCATCTATGTTACCAGAACTCATCTGGAAGCGAACGGCATTTATAGCTGATGTTGTGTTTCCGTAACCAGCTACATATGAATCAGCAGAGTAAGCATTTTCTAAATTATTACTTCTTGAAATAAAGTGTTTAACATAGGTAGTACTTGCTGGATTAAATAATGTTAAAAAACCACTTATACATTCATCAGCACCACTTCCTGTGTTACCACTTCTTAAGTCTTGAAAAGCAGTAGATTGTGCTAAATCAGAGCCTGATCTATATGTTAACGCTGCGGCAGTATCTGATTCATTATGAATTGCATTAAATACTGTAGTTGTTTTAGTAACTGCATAAGTAGAACCACCATCTGTACTCATATTAAATTGAAATATAGAACCACTAGCTGGGTGGATATTAATAAACTTAAACACATAAGAATCATAAGTAGAATCTATTCCAGATGTAAATGAAATATTTGCACTAGCACTTGCTGTTTGAGTAGAAAGTAATATCAAACTTCCTGTTGGTACTGCTGGGTCTAAAGCACCATTGTCTATTAATGTTGTTCCATTTGATACTACTGCCATTATGAATCCTTTATTCCGTAGAGTTTTATTGTGCCAGAATCTATATTGCCACTATCAAATTTAAACTGAACTGCATTTATTGCTGATGTTGTGTTTCCATACCCAGCCGTTCTTACATTTATTGTATAGCCACCAAATGCAGAAGAATAACCATTTTCGGTACTTATAAAATGTTTTACATAAGTTGTGGAAGAAGGATTAAATAATGTCATCGAACCAGAACAAGCTTCGTCAGCATTATTCCCTATACTAGAACTTAATTGTGCATATGCAGTACTTTGTGCTAAATCTCTACTAGCAAGATAACCTAAACTTGTTTCAATATCAGCTTCATCATGGTAAGCCCAAAAATATGTAGTTGTCTTTGTAACATTATAATTACTACCACCATCTGTACTCATGTTAAATGTAAAAGTAGCATTATTATTAGCTGGGTGGCAATTAATAAACTCAAACTTATAAACAGGATAGGTGCTATCTATTCCTGTAGTAAATGATATTGAAGCACTAGCACTAGCTGTTTGTTCGGATAATAAAACTAATCCACCTAAGCCAACACTAAATGCACCATTATCTAAAATTGTAGTTCCGTTTGAAATAAAACCCATTATTAAACCTTTTCCATTTTAATTTTAAATTTTTCTCCTGATATATTATTGATCATGTATATATCATTTTTACCTTCTTGAAGAGTCCATGAACCTTTGGTTCCATCAATACTATTACCTTCAGTTTTAGCTTTGTTTGATAAATGTAAGTCTCCAGTATAAATATTTTGCCATACTGCAGTAGAAGTTCCAAGATCATAAGTATCATTTGCACCTGGAATTAAATGAGCTGTAACTGCAACATTACCACTTCCTTTTGTAGTGATATCTAATCCTACATTGGTATCAGATCCATTTGCAGATATTTTAGGATTAGATCCTGTAGCTTGGTTAGTAATTTCTAAATAATTGACTGCACTTGGAGTTTTTTGGAAAATTAATTGTTCATTATCGGAATCATCTCTGATTCCTTTTGCATCATCAAATAAAATATCAAATGAATTTGTATCTAGATCTCCGCCCAATTGTGGAGAAGTATCATCTAAAACTTCTTGAATTGCATTATCAACAAATGTTGAATCAACAACATTAGTTCCGTCTGAATATATTAATTTAGTTCCTTTATCGGTTGTGCCCCAAGTAACTCCGGTTCCAGATAAAGTTTTAAATGTAACAGTAAATGCACCACTAGTTGCGTTTTTAACTAAATAAGTCTTTTCTATAGAATCAGGAATCGTGACATTTACGTTAGAAGTAATAGTACCTGTTAATTTTATGACTTGATTTTTACCATTGGATAAAACACCATTTGAAAAAGTTAAAGTTGCACCTGAAGTAATTCCAATAGCATCATAACCACCAATTGCTTGTTCAAGAATTAGTAAATTAGTGTTAGTAAACTGTCCCCAAGTTCCTGAGTTTTCTCCAGTTGCCTGAACCGTTAATTTTAAACTTGCTGATGTTGTATTAGCCATATTTTAGATTCCTTAAATTTTATTACAATATTTCATTTATGCAGCAGTGTCAACTTCTGTCCAAGGTTGAATGGTTCCTGTATTTACTTCACTCCACATAATATTTTTAACACTTCCTTGAGCCATTGTCATTTCAATTCCTGTTAATATAGCTAATGAATCTGGTGCTGTAGCGGTACCTTCCTGCATAGTCATTATTTGACCAGTTATACTTACATCTATATCTACAATTAAAGCAGCTGTTCCAAGATTTGCTGTAAAGCCTATTCCAGTTACAGAAACATTTGCATCTCCAATAACTGATGGAGCATTTTCTTGCATAGTCATTTCTTGGCCAGTGACAGAAACATTTGCGTGACCTGCTATTGAAACATCACCTTCTGCAATACTTAATAGTTCTCCAGTTAAAGATACTTCAGCAGTTCCAGTTGCAGCTAACGTTCCGGCATCCATAGTCATTTCTTGACCAGTGACAGCTATATCAGCTCCTGCAGTAACTGTTCCAAGACCTAAC